GGACACAAGCTGGCTGTTGCCGCCGTTGCCGTAGGTGGACGTTTCTGCCAGCGTACCGCGATACGCGCCCCACGCCTGGCACTCCTGCTGGCGCATGGGGCCAAACTGCGCGTCCAGCCATTCTTCCAGCTGCTCACGTTCGGTCTTTTGCACCCAGGGCGTGACCAGGGCCTTCCACCAGGTATCGCCCAGGGCGGCGATGACCTGATCCATGTCAGGGTCGGCAGCACCGCCGGACATTGCCGTGATGCTGGCACGCAGGCCGGTGGGCAGGATATCCTCGGACGCGTAGTTGAGGCGCACGTCCAGAGCATTGCCCGTGGCACCCGCCCAGCGGCATGTCAAGTTGATGAGGCCGGGTGTGTCTGCAGCGGCAACGGCGGTAACTGGCAATGTGCTGTCCGCATTGACGGCGGCGGCCAACCGCGCGGCGGTTGTTGCCAGCGTCTCCCCTGCCACGGCTTTGGCCCGCACGCGAGTGCCGCCTATATATAATGATACAACGCCAGTGACCGAGCATTGCCCCGTGAGCGTGACCGCGCCTTTTGCGGCCACGGCTGCGGCATCTTCCGGCACGGCCATGCAATACATTTCAAGCATATTGCCGTTGCGCAGGGCCATGCGTGCCATACTGGCAATTTGACTGCCACGGCCCCAGAGCCCGGCGGCCTGGTCGGCGCTGGTGATGAGCACGGGCTTGAGAGTGTCGCCGGTATTGCCGGTCTCCGCATGCCCCATGAGCAGCACGCGCCATTCCATTACGGGCGTGCCGCGCACGGCCCCGGAATTATCAAATTCAATATATGTCAAGGGTACGCGCACGTTCGTGCCGATGCCGTTAAAGCTGATGGCCATTTACTTATCCTCCTCGCCAGCGGCGGACTTACCTTTGGTGACGGGCGCAGCAGGCTGGGCTGCATGGATTGTCACATCGCCGTCTTTTTGACGACGCAGCCAGTACGCGCGGTGCGGGCCGGGCGGGACTTCCGCACCAGCAGCGGGCAGGATTTCGCCCGTTGCCGGGTTGCGCACAACCAGACCGGGATTGGGGGTGATGTACATATTAATCCTCCGTTGCAACGCCTGCCGCGCTGCTCGCCGGCGCGGTATCGGTGCCGGGCAGATGTATTTGTATGGTGGGGTCGCCGTCCGTCTTTTCCCGCACGAAACAGCGCAGGAAGTCGTCAAGATCGGGGCGCGTGATGACGTTGGACACGTCCATGGACTGCTTCCAAGTGATGGCCCAGAGGGCGGTGCCGTCGGTTTCGATTTCACCGTCGGTCAGGTTTGTGGCGCGCACGCTGTCGGGCCGCCCGGCGTCAAGACCGAAGGTCTGATCAGCCAGATTGGCCATAACAAGGGTGACGAGAGCCAGAGCAGCCTCGGTAGCGTCTTTGCCAGTGCCGTCGGCATCAAGGGTTGGAGTGCAAACCACACTGACGGCAATGCTGACATTGACGTAAGGAGCGCCGCCCTTGACGGTGAGGCCATCAGTGCCCACGATTTCCACGCTCACGGCGGGGCTGGCCATACTCAAACGGTCAAGGGCTGTGGCGTCCGCCGTGTTGGCCAGTTCCATGACCGTCACCATGGGCGGCAGCGTATTACGCAGATGCGTGGCAATGTTGGCGCGCAAAAGATCAAGCATGGTTCAGCCTCGCTGTTATTTTACGCATCCAGTCCTCGGTAAGGTTGTGGATGATGGTTTGGTCCTGAGCGCTCACACCCAGGAACGGCCGGGCCGGAATAGTGCTGCCGGGATGATTGACCCTACGGCGGTAGCCGATGCCCGGAATTGCCAAGGCCCGTGCACGACGGGCGGCAATAGTGTGCGGTCGGGTTCGTGCGCCGGTTTGGTGGACGCCCGCGTATTCCACGTTGGTGCCGACTTCTACATCTGCAGATGTGGCGTTATACGTGATGGAATCCCGCAGGCGGGCTGTTTTGATAAGGGTCTGCCTGCTCTCGCGCAGGGCGGCGAGGGACCGTGCCCACCTGGTGCCATCCGGCGCAATACCGGTCTCAAACCTGCGCTGCGTACTAGTGACCATTTCAAGCCCGATGGCATTGAGCAAAGGCTTGAAGCTGGGGCGGCGGCCCAGCACCTGCCGGGCACGCTCCACCAGCCGCTGCAACGCGCGGTCATTTATTTTGATTTCAAGGGACGCAGCCACGGTTACAGATCCTCCAGCTTTTGCCGGAAGCCAGATTGCGAAAAGCTGTAAGCAATACCGCCGCCAGCAACGGGGCCGGATGGCTGTGCCGGTTTTACGCCCAGGGCCGCCTTGCCCGTGGCCAGGTTGTCAAGCAGGTCCCTGGCTTCTCGCGCCCGCCGTTCATACATACTTGCCTGCTCCGCCCCGTTGCGCGGCAGGGCAGACCCCGCCAGATCCTCAGCTATACGCCGCAAAAGCGGCGGCACTGGAAAAATGGGCACTGCGTAACGCACAGAGAGTACAGCGTCGATTTCAGACGTGGCCGAGACCAGGGCGCGTTCAACAGCGTCAAGATCAACTTGCCCTCTCTCGTTTTTGCCAGCCATAGCCAGCAACTGCGCCCCATACCGGGCCTGCATGTCTTCAACGGTGGCGTACACGATTACACCGCTATGGCGTTTTTGAGGAGGCAGCCAGCGTCTTTGGCCAGCACCAGCTCTTTGAGGCTTTCGCCCGCGCGCACGCGCACACCGCCGCGCAGGCCAATGTCGCCATCGGGCGTGGACCCGGCAACAGGCGTGCCGTACGGGACGGTAAGCCCAAAGGTGACGCCACGCTGTTCTGACGCAGCCATGTCGCGGTAATGGAAGGCAATGTGCGGACCCCAAATACTTTCCAGCGTGGGGTTTTTGCCCTTGGCCGCGCGGCTTTTCCGCGCCGGGCCGATAAGCAGGCTTTCAAGCTCGAAATAATCGCAGAAATCCTGCGGAGTAATCTTGTCGCCAGCGAGCTGCCCACGGATGGCTTTGACAAGGAGCGCGTTGTGGGAAACCTTGCTCCAGACCAGACGCGACATGATGCCGATATTGGGACGCACCATGGGCTTTTCAAGCAGGTCGCGGATGAGTTCAGGGGCGTCAACCGCGTCATTGTCCAGACCCTGCCCGGCGGCGCGGGTCTGCACATTATTGGCTGCATAGTTTTCGGCACTCTGGACGAGGCTGGCCACGCGGCTCTCGCGGTCGATACGCAAGAGGCTCATGATGTACTCCGTGCTTTCGCCGGTGACGTTACGGCCGTCCTTGCCGCCCTGGTCGATGTCGTCCTGAGGGATGGGATCTTCCAGGCCAAAATCTTCTACGGCGACGGTTTCTTCGCGCGACGACCAATTGACTTCATTGGGCCGCCCTTTGCGGCCAACGCGGGTATTGGGCGTCGCGTACGACTCAAGGCCGTAGACCTGGTACTTGAATTCGCGCTTGCCCACAGGCTTGACGCGGGGCAGCACAAGGTCGGCAATAAAGTCCGCCGGGCGCTGCATGTAGGCGATGGCAATCGCGGTCAGCTCGGGCTGCACAACAAAAGGGGCTGTACCTGCCATGATTTATGCTCCTTCCCCGGCAAAAAAGCCGGGCGAGTAAATGTAGTCGATGATTTCGCCCGCGCCGGAGGCAGAAGCGAAGGCAAAGCCGATGATGCGCTGGCCGGTGGCAGTAGCTTTGACGGCGCGGCCCTGGGCATCGGCAGTCAGGGGATCCCCCACGGCAATGACAGCCCCGGACTCGACTTCCGGGATATCGGACATGGCGACGTCAACAGTGTCGTTGGTCTGTTTGCCCAGCTCATCCGCAGTGCCGATCATGACACTTTCGGGGGCCGTGGCCTGCTCGGCCAGTCGTTCCGCGTTTAGGGACACAATGCGGTAAGGGGCGATATCGCCATCCACCTGCATGTTTTTGTAAAGACGGGTATTAGGCATGGTGCGCCTCCTGACCAACCGCGCCGCTCTTTACTGCGGCCACGGCATCGGTGGTGGTTATAATGATGCCCTTGCCCCGCATTTCTTCCTGATAGCAGAGGGCTTTTTGCGCCAGGGCCTGCGGGGTCAGGCCGTCGATGGTATCAGGGTCGGGCTTGCTGACCTCGCCAAACGACACCTGTTGGGGCAGGCGGCTCAAAAATGCGGTCATAAACGCATTGGGCGTGGCCGTGGTCGCGCCGTCACCCTCGCCAAAACTGACGGCGGTGTCGGCATCCAGACCGCTCATAAAATCCACCAATCCCATGGCTATGCCGGGGGTGAGGCGACCTTCGGCCAGCATCCGATCAACAACGGCCTGAGCATCGGAACGACGGGCTTTTTCCGCAAAGCTTGCGATCTGACGCTGCAACTCGACAACACGCGGGTCGTCCCCTATGTCTTGTACGGCCAAAATGTTTGTGGATTCCTTGTCTTTCATAGTGTTCTCCAGAAATGCCGGGATGTCGGCAGTTTTTGCGGCGGCCACGGCGGCGTCTTCCTGCAGCCAGTCCATGGTCCACGACGGGATGATGGCGTCAGCCTTTTCGAGGCCTTCCTTATCAACGAAATAATCGCGCAGCCCACGGAACAAACTGGCCATACGGCGCAGGATGCCGGTGACGTCTTCTTCCGCAAACTCAAAAGACACGCAGTCGCCGCCGTCATCGGCAAACTGGACCGGGTTGAGCCCTTTTACCGCCGGAGGCTGAGCGCCAAGAAAGCCCACGTGGCGCAAATAATAGACGCCGGGCACGGGGTTATGCGGGCTGTCGGGCTGATAGAAGCTTGCGCTGACTTTTTTATAGCGCCCGGCGGCTACGGCCTCGGCAAAGGCCGGATCCACCTGGCGCGGCATGGCATTGAGGCCGCCCGCATCAGTGGAGAGGCTCTGCACCCAGCCGAAGGCCGGGGCGTCCGTAGCCGGATGGCCCACGACAATGGGGGCCTCATGTTTGGTCGGATCATAAGCGGCGGCGCTGGCGGCAAGATCCGCCTCGCCAAACGCGATAGTTTTCCCTTGCATAGCCGTGTGACTGCCTGCGCGGAAAATGTGAATGGGATGTTTGGGATCGGGCATAGCGTACTCCTGTTTGAGCAACCATGCCTCCTTTTTAGAATGCGGGTCTTTTAACGGAAGTGAAAAAGAAAGCCCCGACATCATGTGCCGGGGCTTGTGCGTAAGAAATACATGGCGGGGGTGGGGGCGTCAATGCGCCCGTAGAAAAACTCTGGAAGGCTGGCACCTCAGGTTGCTGCTTTTTACAGGCGTTTTTGTGCGTTCATGAACGGGTTTTGCGGGGTTGAAATGGTGCTGCAGGGGCGATGAGTCATGTCTAGACTTTTTCACGCTGTGGCAGGCATATTGACGATACCGCAATTAGCCTTTATTTATTACTCAAGGCTGTGCATCAGCCAGCAGCCCCCCACAAGGGGCAAAACCCTCTGCCTTGGCGGAGGGTTTTTATTTTGCCCTGCGCCCGTATACCAAGATGCCTGCCCGCTGTTTTTGCAGTTCACGCGGACGACTACTCTTGATGAGGGTGACGTCCCAAAGCTCACCCCGGCGATATTCCGCCATAAACCACATATATGCGGCCTTGGCTTCGGCGTTATCTGTTCCCGCAAGCTGCAGGGCTTTGAGGTAACGCCGTCGCAATTCCACCCGCCCTGTCAATGTGTCCCGATACGGCATGAGCCAGACTTCGTAGGGGTCGGCAATGATCTCTGGCAGCAAGGGAATGACCGGAGTGCGGTCCAGGGCGATGTGCTGCCCCAGACTCTTGGTTGTGATGCCGACGGTGATGCCGTCCGGCCCCGTAAATGTACCGCCCGCACCGCCCAGCATTTTTTGCACGGCCTCAACGGCTTGGGCGCGACTGCTGGCCTTGGGGCCGAGCTGCGCCTTGGGCTTGTCTTGCGGTACGCCGTCGGGCCGCTTTAATACGTGTGGTCGCGGCTGGTGATGATGGGTTCCCACTGCGCTTTTTCCGGCTCCGCACTTACGCGGGCAGCCTTGCCCACATTGTATGCCCACTCATCTGGCACATCGCCGGGCCAGGTGGGCGCAGTATCACTTACCTGCCAGCCCTCGGAATCCATGCGGGCATCACTGACACTTTGAGCCGAGCACAGGCAGCCCCAGCCGTTCGGCGGATAATGTGTGCCCCAGAATGGATGGTCAATCGGTAGTACCAGACCGTGCCAGGGCGAATGCTCCAGCCGTCTGGTGGGGCGCTGCACCTGCACATAGCGCAGATAGGGCATCATTTCCCTGTTGTCCCAGGCCTGCTGCCATTTGCCCGCCATGTAAGACGTCCGCATATTGGTATTAAAAATAACGGCGCTGCGCCAGCCCGGCTCGCCTCTGTATTGCCAGCCGTGGGCTTGCACGATGGAATCAAACTGATCACGGAATTTCTGAATGCTGGCGCCCGTGTCCAGGGCCTTTTGGATCTCGCGCTGAAAGTCAGCCAGCATGGCGTCGTTGGTGGCCCCGGCAATCATGAATGCCTTGGCGTGGCACTCCCCCGACAAATCGCGGTATGTGCTAATGGGCAGGCGCAGCTTGCGGCGAAAGTGGTCTGTTGCCTCAACAAAGGGCGTACCCGTAGTTGTGACCTGGGCGCTCGCGATCATGAGCTATTCCTCGCCCGCTCGCCCAGCAAGATTAGCCGTGAGCAGGGCGTCGGACAACAAGTCCGCAAGTTCGTCCACGCTTTGCAGCTTGTTGAGGGTCAGCATGCGCTCCGCAAAACTTGACAGATCATCGCCACGCGCCACAGCCGCGTCCAGCTCGTCCCGGATGCTGTCCATCATGGACGTGTGCGCACCATCAGACAGGGCCTGCGCCTGGGCGGAGAGCGCCTGACTGTATGGTTCCGGAGTATCCCCGGTATCTACGGACGGGGCCGAAACTTCAGCAAACGCGGGCGGGGCCGCAGCAACAGCCTTTTTACGCTGCCAGTCATCGCCGTAACGGCGCTTGATCGCGTCGTCCGTCAGTTCGAGGCCCAGGGACGAAATATCCTTGTCACGTTCTCCCTCTGCCTTGATTTTGTTGCTGTCCTCTACCTTGCGCCAAACCTGGGGAGGTTTGGCCCCGGGAAAGTTCCATTCGGTGAGCCAAACCGCCGGGCCAGTGTTGAATGACTGACAGAGCAAATCCGCATCTGCTTTGACCACGCTGGTAGACACGCCGCTGTGGACCTCCGCCGTGCCGGAATACTGGCCGATGCGGGATGTGCCGGTCTGTGACAGGACTATTTTTGCAATGGCGTCATCCCAATACGCCAAAAAGGATTTGAAGTCGGCAGCACCGTTACCGCCGCCCGTGGCTTCAACAAGAGAGATGTCAAAACCCTCCGGCAGAGCCACCGCCCCTTCGCTGCGCAGGGCCATGGCAGCCTCAAGGGCGGTACGCTTGCGCCGCTCCGTCTCGCTGTCTGAGCTGCCCGGTTGGTAAATGGCCTTGGTTGTGGGCACGCCAAAGCGATCAAGAAAAGCGGCCCAGAAGCGTGCGCCGTTACGCTTGAGATAGACAGGCCACCAGAGCGCATGCCCAAGACCAGTACCGTACGGGCTGTCGTCGTCTTCCGCACCCCAGGTGACATGCCAAAATTTACGCGGCGGCATGGGGCGGTATTCCGCCTGAATGATAAGCTTGAGCAATCCATCTTTCGCGAAGCCAAAACGCCAGGGGGCGCGCACCTTGATATCCGTCAGGGTAATGCGCCCGGCATCGCGCCCCCAAAGGCATTCGGCAATGCCATACCCATACAGGATGCTGCCGTGCATTTTGCGGCTGGCCTGGTCAAACTGGATTGCCGCGAGCTGCTCGCGCAAAAAGTCGGCAGCTGCAACGTCGCGGGCATCCTCACCACCGGGCACAACCTCGTACTCTGCCTCAACCAGTTTGTCCTGGCGCTGCTGCATAAGGGCCGCGACCTGGTCGTCGCGCCGGAGCTTTTGATATTCTTTAACTTTGCCGCCAAGCGATACAAGCACGGGGTCTGTGCTGGGCAGTATTTGACCCACAAAATTTGCGAGGTCGAGGGAGCCGTCAGCATGGACGCTCAGATCTGCCCTGGTCGGTACGGTATTGGGATTAGAGATGATGTCGGCCATCAGAAACTCCTATAGGGCATGTAGCCTTGATCGGGGTCAGCAAAACGGGTGGATGCCGTGTCGGCCGACGGTATCAACCCGGTGCTGGCGGGCGTGGCGTAGTCCGGATTGACGCACTGGAGGCTTGTGGCCGCATTGACGGCAAGGAATCCCGCCCAGGTGCGGTCAGCGTGACCGCTCGCGTCAGACTCCGCAACAAATCGGGGCGCGCCCGTGGGAGAGCTGACCTTTTGCAGTTTATGCAAGTCAGTGCGCAGAGCCTGGTTGCCCAGGGGGGTGCGCAAACGGCGATCCTCAAAAGCCTGTTTGCCAACGGTGGCCAGGTGCAGCTTGTTGGCGGAGGTAAAGAGCACCCCCTCAACGCGGCTGGTACCGTGCCGACGCTGGGCATCTTCAACGGGTTTTTCGCCCATGCCGGTTTGATCCATGCCGCAGCGCAACACGCGATAACGCGCGAACACATCGTCAAGGAGCGCGTCCTGTTCGGCGAACGTGGCCCCGCGCCGTTCAATAATCTCTCGTGTCCAGAGTACATCGCCCACCTGTTCCAGCACCCAGATGACAAAAAGGTCGCGGCGGCGGCCTATGTCTACACCGACAAAGGCTGGGCCCCCCGCATAGAGATCCGGGCGGCCTGCAAAATCATGCTCGGCAGCGTTGATCAGTTCCCAGGGCAGCCATGCGCTGGCCTCGTCCAACCATTGCAGCTCGTATTCCTGCGCCCATGTGTCAGGGTCATCACAGCCGGACCGGAGTTCATCAATGTCACGGGGCAAGCCGTCAGCCACGGCCTGATAAATGTCTACAATATGCTTTGACCAGCCGTTCTCGCCGGTGACCAGATCATAAAATTTGTTGCCCTTGCCATTGGGCGTGGAGACCACACGCAGGCGCAAGCCGGGCCTGGATATCACCGGAAAAAGAGCCTGCCAGATTTTGCGGGAGTCTGCGTGGAAGGCGAACTCGTCAAGCAGCACGTTGGCCGAAAAGCCACGCGCGGTATCAGGGTTGGCGGGCAAGGCCGTGATGCGGCTCCCGTGCATGGTGATAACCTCAAGCATTTTTACCGTGGTGCGGTCTTCAAGCTTAAAGTCGGACTCCATTGCATCAAAGGCCGTACCCATGGCACGGAGGTGCAGTTTGACGCCTTCATCCATAGCCTCTTTGGCCTGGCGTTCACCGCGAGAAAGTATGACCCAACGGGTGCGGCGCTTTGCCAGTTCGCAGGCCACGGCATCCTCGGCAATCTCCAATGTAGACGTGAATGTTTTGCCCGTCTGGCGCGCAAACATGCCAAGCTTGAAGCGGCTCATATCATCTGCATAACGGCATTGATACGGATGCAAAATGGCGCGAGGAGCTTGGGGGGTCATGCCTCACCCCGGTAAATGGCGCGAACGCGCTCGAATATTTCTTGCGGTGAAGCCGCATCACTCTGGCTGGCTGCGGCGTCCAGCGCCTTTTTCATGTCAGCCTCGGCTGCGGCCCGGGCTGCCTCGCGCATCTTGATTTCAAAATCCTGCGTGGCGCGGGCGGCCTGGGCGCGATCCTTGATGGCCCGGGAGAGTGCGCGCAGATCATCAACTTCCATTTCGGCATCGGGATCGCCCAGGCGGCGCACCATAAAATCGTTGGTAAGGGTAGTCAGCATCTGGATAAGTGCCGCGCCGCCCTTGCCGGTGGCTGCGTTCGCGCCCATGCGGTCCATGATAGCTTCGGCCATCTGGCGAGATTCACGCATGCGCGCCGCCACCTGGTCTATCTGCTGTTTATAGCGGCCAAGGCCGGAGCGGGAGACATCCGCGCCCAGACCACGCAAATGCGCGGTGATGTCCTCAAGGGGAACACCGGCGTCGAGCATGCTGTGGAGCTGCTCGCGCAGTTCCGGCGGCAGGCGGCGGATTTTGCTGGTACGGGCCATGGCCGTCTACCTGGGCAACGGACGATCTACGCCCGGATGGGTGGCAAGACCGCGT